CATCAATTTACCTAAAGAGCTAGAGGATCGTGCTGAGGTTGATGAGAATGGTGATCCTGTTTACGTTCAGGTGCTAGACGACACACAAGATCCACCAGTCATGGTTGATAGCTCAGAACAGCTAGTAACTCCTGGTCTTAAAACTACATGGAAAGATCAAGTAAAACATACTGCTGGCACGATGCTAGCTGAAACTGACTGGATGGTAACTCGTAAGTATGAGCGTAATGTAGATATCCCAGCAGACGTAGTTACTAAACGTGCTGCAATTATTGCGGAGTGTGAAAGACTGGAAGCAGCTATTACAGCAGCAGCAGACATTGATGCGTTTATTGCTGTAGTACAGGATCAACGATGGCAAGACTAAAGAAAGAACACGTTAGACCAATCCCTAAGCGATCTAAGATGAGTAAGCGTAAGAAGAAAGCACAGATCGCTAAGAAGAGTAACAACGCTAAGAAACAGTTATTTAGATGAAGAACTTTGACCTAGCCACACTGTTAGCAGGAATCATACCAGTTATGCTGGCTGCTATGTGGTGGGTGATAAGTAATGTCAATGAGTTGAGAGGTGACATCCAGTTGCTTCAAGCTAACATGATGATGTTAGTAGATCCACAGGGACAGATCATTCCTAGTCCTGGTAATGCTTTTGCAAGACAGGAACTAAAAGAAGAGATCATCGAAAGACTCGCAGATTTACACGTTAGATTAAGACTGATAGAGGAAAGCAATGCCCACAAAGGACAGTAGACTAGCAAGAGCAGGTGTATCAGGTTATAACAAACCTAAGCGTACACCAAGTCATCCTACTAAGTCACACGTTGTTGTGGCTAAAGAAGGCGACAAGGTTAAGACTATAAGGTTTGGACAGCAGGGAGTTACTGGTGACAGACAACCTACTGCTAGACAAAAATCATTCAAGGCTCGTCATGCTAAGAACATAGCCAAAGGCAAGATGAGTGCAGCTTACTGGGCAGACAAGGTGAAATGGTAATGAAACAGGGATTATACGCAAACATTAATAAGCGCAAGAAGGCTGGTACTTCTCGTCCTAAATCTAAAAGCACTGTTAGTCCTGAGGCTTATGCCAACATGAAGAAGGGCTTTCCTAAAAATAAAAAAAAGGCAAAGTAATGGATGACTTAAACAAACAGATAGGTAGGCTTGAGGCTAACGTAGAGCAACTACAGATGCAGATGGCAGAACTACGTCAGGATGTTAAGGATATGTCTGCTGTTGTTACCAAGTGGAAAGGTGCTGGTGCATTACTGTTAATCCTTGGTGCATCGTTGGGGTGGTTAGTAGATGCTATTGCTAAAAGATTATAGAAAGTACTTGACTTTTCTAGCGTTTTGTGGTATAACGATGCTACAGGGATGCTCCGCTTTGAGTGCAGCAAAGGCTATATTACCAGGTAAATCTGGTACTAATGTTAATGCTAATGCTCAAGTAGGTAAAGAGAATACACAGCAACTCGTAGGTAAGCAAGAGAACACCAAGATTGAGGGTGAGAATGTTAATGTCAATCAGACAAAGAAAGAGACTGATACCAGCATTAACACATCAAAAGTAGATAGCCTAATACAGAATAACACAAATGTACCTTTATGGTATTTATTGTTGTTGGTATTAGGGTGGTTACTTCCTAGCCCACAAGAGATATGGAATGGGTTTGTTGGATCAATAGAAAGAATAATACATGGCTCGAACAATAAGCGTAGCAAAAACACTAGGACCAAGTAGTACTCCTGCTGCTAATATCAAGCAAGTATTGTTCACTGTTCCAGCAAAGAATACAGGTTTGTGGCTAGTTAAATATATTATTAGTCTTGATGGTAATGAGACACCTAAAGTTTATTGGTACGATTCTTCAGAAAATCAAGAGTATTTAGTGGTTGCAGGTAAAAACTTAGGTACGGGTGACAGTATTTTATTAGATGGTCAGGCTGCTGTTGCAATGCAAGAAAATGACGAGATTAGAATACAAAACTCAGGTACTACTCATTCTGTAACTTATTTAGCAACAATAGAACTAAGACCAGCAGAAGCAATACAATTTCATTCATAGGAGCTAATCAATGCCAGCATTTAAAACTTGTCCTACTTGTCCTTACCCAAAGAAGTGTAAAGCTGCTGGTAAGTGTTTACGAAAATCTATGAGAAAGACAAAGAAGTAATGCCTCTAAAGAAAGGTAAGAAGAACGTAGGTTCTAACATCAAGAAGCTAAAGAAGGAAGGCTACCCACAGAAACAAGCGGTAGCTATTGCCTTATCTACAGCTAGGAAGAAGAAGAAATGAACTACTTAGAACTTGTCAATGACGTGCTAGTAAGGCTTAGAGAAAGCGAAGTAACTGCTGTTACTGACACACCTTACTCTAAACTTATTGGTAAGTTCGTTAATGATGCAAAGAGAATTGTAGAAGATAGTTTTCAATGGAATGTACTGACAGAAACATTGACAGTTACTACTGCTAATGATCTGTTTAACTATGTACTAACTGGAGCAGGTCAACGGTTCAGGGTCATGGATGTTGTACATTCTGAAGATGATTTCTTTTTAAAGCCTGTGACATCTAGCACTATGAACAACTGGTTGCTTAATGCACAAGGTACTAAAGGTTCTCCAACACATTACAACTTTAACGGTGTTAATGTTAACGGAGACACACAAGTAGATTTGTATCCTATTCCTGATGGTGTCTATAACATTTTCTTTAACATTTTTAAGCCACAAGATGCTTTGGTGTCTAACGCAACAGAGTTACTTGTTCCGTCAGAACCAGTAATTAAGTATGCTTATGCGTTTGCTGTAGCAGAGCGTGGTGAAGATGGTGGACTAGCAGCACAAGAAGCTACTGCACTAGCAGATCAGTCACTAGCAGATCACATTGCTATGGCTAGTAGCAGACAAAACGATGAATACATTTGGGATGCTGTTTAATGGCTAAACCTCTCCAGACATCTACAATATCAGCACCAGGTTTTCTTGGTGTTAATACACAAGAAAGCAGTGTTGATCTTGCGTCTGGTTATGCACTAGAAGCATATAACTGTGTCATAGATAAGTTTGGTCGTATTGGTGCTAGACGAGGATGGCAGAAACAAAATGCTTCTGCTAATGCAGACTTATTAACAAACGATATTGAGTTCTTATTTGAGTTACCAGAAACATCTACTGTACTAGCAGGAGGTAATAATAAGTTATTTAGTTTTGCTAGTGGAACGATAACAACTGAGTCAGTGTATGACAATGCAGGAACGTCTACGATCAGTTATACAATATCAGGTAATGATTGGTCAGCATCTAGCATTGTGTACGGTGAAGGACCAGACATTAGTCCTCATGCCTATGTATGTCAAGCAGGTCATGCACCTTTAGTTTATCACAAGCTAGGTACTGGTCATGCACATACAGGAAGCTATGGCTTTCAAGTATTAGACGATGGTACTAATGCTGTTGGTTCTGTACCTACACCTTACAGTGGTAATGAGACTCAGTTCCAACCTAACTTTGTATTAGGAGCTTATGGACGTACTTGGTGGGCAGATATTGCTGGAGACACACAGACTGTGTACTTCAGTGCATTACTGGACGGAACAAACCTGTCTACTGGTGATTCAGGTTACTTATCTTTGGTAGATGTGTTTCCTAATGGTGACGAGGTAGTAGGTCTATCAGCACATAACGGTTTCTTAATTATCTTTGGTAGAAGAAACATTGCAGTTTACGCTAACCCTATTGATGTAACACGATTAGAGTTAGTTGACTTGATTGCTAACGTAGGATGTATCGCAAGAGATAGTATCGTTAATACTGGTACTGATGTGATGTTCTTGTCTGACACTGGTGTAAGAAGTATTGCTCGTGTTATTCAGGAAAAGTCAGCACCTATTAACGATATATCTTTTAACGTAAGAGATGATTTAGTTGGTTTTGTATCTTCAGAATCAAACAAAGAAAAGATTAAGGGTGCTTACTATCCTAGAGATGCTTTTTATCTATTGACTTTGCCCTCATCTAACTATGTATTTTGTTTTGATTTAAGAGGTAGACTACAGAATGGAGCAGCAAGAGTAACTATCTGGGATTCTTTAAAACCTAAATCATTGCACGTTACTTACGGTGGTGATTTGTTAATAGGTAAAGAAGGATACATCGGTAAATACTTTGGTTTCTTAGACAACGATTCAACGTATCGTCTTAGATACTATACAAACTATTTTGACTTAGGTAATCCTACGTCATTAAAGTTTCTTAAGAAAGGTACATTTGTAGTTATTGGTGGTGTTGGTCAAGACGTAGCATTAAAGTACGGTTTTGATTATATTGATTCGTTTAGATCAATAACTAAAACATTGGCTACAGGTGCAGCAGTATCTGAGTATAACATTTCTGAGTACGGTATTGATGAGTATACGTCAGGTTTAAAGTTAGAAGAAGTTAGAGCTAATC